GGACTCGATCTTGTAGCCCGAGGGCAGCACCGGAAACGTCCCAGGCTCGGCACTGATCTGCGGCTGCCCTTTCTTCTGCGGATCCTGCATCTGCGCGAGCGCGGCGCCATCGTCCTCGGACGTGATGATGCCCATCTGCGACGCGCCGATGCGGGCCGCGATCACGGCAGCCTCCTCGAACGCACCGAGGTGCACCAGGTTGAGGAGTGCGGCGTAGATCCACGGCACCCCGCGGCACTGCTCGGCGAAGTCCGGGACGAAAATGTGCACCATCTCGGAAGCCGGAAACCGCTCGGTCTCGGTGCCGTAGGCGTTCCATTGCCAGCTGGCCGGCTTGCGCTTGAGCACGTGATAGGCCACCGGCCGCCCGACCGAATCGAACTCGATGCCCGAATGGATCGCGCCGCCGTTGGACAGCGTGGCGTTCTTGGTCTCCGGCAGTCGATCGATGTCGATCACCTGCAGCTGAAATGCGAAGGGCCCGTATTCGGGCCCTTTGAGTTTCCGGAGAAGCAGCTCTCCGTCGGTGGCCAGACTTCGCACCAGCTGGCGCTGCACGGCGCCCCACGCCCACTGCCCGGTGACTTCGCAGTTGCCCTTCTTGCCCCAGCTTTCCCAGGCGGTCTCGATGCGTTCATTTGCTCCGCTGTCGAGGCGCCCGCTGCCGTAGGCGACCTTCCCTTCGAGCCGGAAGGGCTTCGGCCCGCAGACGTTGTTCACGACCATGTTCACGAAGCGCTTGACGTACGGGTTGTTCTGCGCCGCCTGGCGGGACCGGGCACGCAGCGCGCGGAGCTGGTAGCGCAGCGTGGTGTTGATGAACTGCGCCTCGGTGGCAAGGCTTGCCGTGAGCCGCGACACCTCTGCCGCACTGTATCCGGAGCGCTGCTGGCCGGACGACTTCACGTACCCGAACCGCCGCAGCAGGGTGTCGATCATGCTCAAGGTCAGCACCTCACGCCGAGGTGGGTGGTGACGGTTTCACCATTGCGCATGCGCTCGGCGAGCTGCTCGCGATACACCTCGCCTTTGAGGCGCTGCCGTTCGATGCGTAGCTCGGCAGGCTTGAACCGTTCCAACGCACGGCCAGCGATCTGCAGCGAGCGTTGCGCGTACGTGGGGTTGCCGCGCAGCACGGCCTCGACGGCCTCGAGCGCCACCTGGGCGAAGGTCCGGTCATCGAGCGCCTTGTCGTCGTTGTAACTGGGCTTGACCGTCACCCAGCCGGCACCGATCTCGTGCCGCTCCGAGCCGGACTCCACGAACCCCACCCAGCGATAGTTGCCTGCCTGGTACGCAGCGGTCGACGCGGCGGCGACCGACACCGCATACGCATCGCGATCGGCCGTCGCGGTAATCTCGATGTGGGACTCGCCGTTCTTCAGCCGGTACTTGAGCGTCCACGTGCTCGCCGGATAGTCGGACAGGTCCTCCCTGCGCCACACCCAGGTGTTGCCGGCCCTGAGCTCGGCGGGTTCACGCACCGGTACGGTCGCGGTCATATGCGATACCCCGTCACCCACGACGAACGGCGCGGCCGCACAATGGCCTGCGCGACCTCTTCGACTTGCGGAGCGGCAGTCGAGTCCACCACCGCCGGCGCCGCGGCGCCGGCGGTGGCTTCCTCGGGTGCTACGTCCGGGGCTGCGGCGCCGGTATTGGCCGCCGACGTGCTTCCCCCGGGTGCCGCCCCGCGTGCGGGCGGCGCTGCGCTCACGGTATATGCTGCGCCCGGAGCAGCGGCGAACAGGTCTCGCTGCCCCGGGTTGATCACGGATTCGAGCGCGTCCCAGTTCACGCGCTGGACACCGGCGAACTGCGCGGCCGCCCGGCACATCACCTCGAGGTCGAGCGGCTCGTTGCGATCGCGGACCTTGACCCACTCGATAGTGTCGACGCCCCGCCGGCGCTTGCGAACCAGCTTCTCGGCGGTGAGGCCTTCGTAGTACTCGTCGGGCAGCCCGGCGGGAAAGTGCATGTAGCCCGGGCCCGGCTCGGCGATCTCGAGCTGCTTGTAGACCTGCTCCTTCGCCGTGTCGACGCCCATCGGCCACACCTTGCCGCCGGTCTTGATTTTCCGGCCCTGGTGCGAGACCTCGGTGGCGGTCGGCAGGCCGAGCAGCGGCTTGCCGCGGCCCGACACGCCCTTGGTCGCGATGATGTGCTTGCGCGCCCACTTGCGAGCGAAATCGTAGACGTCCGCCGTGAGGTACCCGGAGTCGATTGCCATGGCCGCGATGCGCACGGTGGCACCGCCGGCGTGCGGGTAGGCCTTGTCGCGCAGAGCGATGAGCTGTTCCCAAGTGTCGGCGGTCGGCTTGGTTGCACCGACCGGGTAGTAGATCCGCTGATAGTCGACGAGCCACGACTCCTGCCCACGGCCGTAGGCCTTCACCTTGATCTCGAGGCGGTCGCCCTGGACGTCCACGCCGGCGGTGAGCAGCAACCCGCCAGCTGGCACCTGGCCGAGCTGATACGGCTCGGCGCGCAGCTTGAGCACGGCGTCCTTCGGCTGCTCGCCGGCGATCTCGTAGGCCTCGCCAAGCACGGTGTTCGCGAACACCTGCATTAGCGATTCTCCGGTCTCCTCGACGAAGCCGCCTTTGCCGGCCTCGACGAACTGCTGCGCAGCCTTTCGCCAGGAGAACCACCCGAGCGGGCTGTAGAGCGCCGACACGTGCCAGGACAGCGGCCGCCGGAAGCGCGGCAGGAAGCGCCGCACCTGCCCGCCGATGCGCGCCCAGATGGCGTGCGGGTGCGGGTCGTCGTCGGCGAGGATCTCGCCCACGCCGGGCTGCTCGTGGATGTGCCGGCCGCGCTCGAGCATGACGGTCTTGTGGTGCTCATCGATGCGGCCGCTGCAGGCCTCGCATTCGTACCAGGCGTCGGCCACGTCGTCGGTGGGCTTGGTCACGACCTGGTCGGCATAGACGGGTGCGTGGCAGTGCGGGCAGGCGGTTGGCAGCGCATCGGCGGTAAGCTCTGACACCGTCGCGCAGGTTCGGCACACGAGCTCACGGCGCTGCTCCATGTCCCAGCGCATCTGGTCCCAGCGCAGCCACTGCTCGTGCGAGCAGTGCGGGCAGGGCACGTGGTAGCGGGCGCGCGTGCCGCGCTGGTAGCGCCGCTCGATGCGGCTCTTGCCCTTGATCTTCGGCGAGCTGCAGGTGAAGCGCTTGGCGCGGCTGAACGTGTCGGTGCGCTTCTCCGCGACGGCGCACGGATCGCCCTCGCCGTCGACGTCGTCGGGATACGCATCGACCTCGTCCATGAACAGGAAGCGGACGGGCATCGAGCGCAGGCCCGGACCGCTGTTTGCGCCAGCCACCACCAGGTACCCTCCCGCGAAGTCTTTCATCAGCACCGTGTTGGCCGAGTCCCGGCTCTTCGCCTCGCTGAACCGCTTGGCCAGCGCCGGCGTCTCGTCGATCATCGGCTGCAGCCGCTGCCGGCTGATCCGCTTGCCCGTGTCGGTCGTGGGCATCACCAGCATCAGCGGGCCAGGCGCGCGATCGACGACGTAGCCGACCGCGTTGTAGATCGCCTCAGAGCCGCCGATCTGCGTGCCCTTCATGAAGTCCCCGTCCGTGGCCGGGTGGCTGACCGACATGGCATCCATGATCTCCCGCAGGTACGGCGTACGGCTCGTGCGCCACTCGCCGGCCTCGGCGCTGGCCTTGCTCGACAGCTTTCGATACTCGTCCGCCCAGTCCGAGACCTTGAGGTCCGGATCCGGCGCGAGCGCGTCGGCAGCTGCGCTACTGCACAGCGTCCGCGCGCTGGCCAGCCCCGAGGGCAGACTCAGCGGCAAACGCTCGGGAAAGTTCACTCAGGGCCCCACGAATGGATTCGGTCAGCATCCGATGCACCTGCATCGGGTCCGTCTCCGACGTCAGCCGGCTCGCGATCCGGTCCGGCACCAGCATCATGTTGTCGCGCACCTGGCGGAACAGCTCGAAGGTCTCGGCCCTGACATCCGCAGCCGGGACCAGCGTGCCCACGCGCTCGAGGTACGAGAGCTCGGCGTCCTTGGCGGCGTACTGCTCGCGCTTCGCCCGCGCCTGGTGGTAGCCGTGCTCGTCACCCTTGCCGGCCAGCACTGAGCCGCCAACGTCGTCAGCCTGGCTGGCCGGCGGGGCGGCAATTCCATCCGCCGCCCCGCCGTCAACAGCAGGCAGCCCCGTACCTTGCCCGCCATCCGCCACAGGTTGTTCGTTGACCGCGCCCGCCGGCGCCTTGAGGCGCAGCACGTTGCCCGCGCCCTCCGGTGCGGCGGCATCAGCAACCGCCGCCGCACCGGGCACCTGCACGCACCGAGGTATCTCTACACCAGGCCGAAGCACCTGGCCGTTCTATGCCGCCTCGCTCGGGTCCGTCCGCTCGGCCCACTCGCGGTCGGCCTGCTCCTGGTCGATGCCGACCAGCCAGCCCTTCTCGTTCCGGCGCACCGCGGTGACGCGACCGGTTTCCACCGCCTTCTGGACCGCCGCCAGCGTGACTCCCCGGTGCCGCGCGTACGCCCGCAGCTTCATCCAGTTCGCCATCCGCTCTCCGCTCGACCACTCGGCGGTCACTTTCGACCGCCGACCACCCCGGAACGACTACCCCGCCGACCACCCCACCACTCTTCGACCACTAGCGAAATTCCGCGGTCGTCAAGCC